CGATTAATTATGGCTAACTTACAAGATATAACAAATAGAAGTGAAGTAGGAACAATTAAACCTTGGGGTAAAGCTACAGCTCCAGATGGTTATCTTTTGTGTGATGGTTCAGCCGTATCAAGAACTACTTACGCAGATTTATTTGCTGTAATTTCTACTACATACGGAGCAGGTGATAGTTCAACTACTTTTAATGTGCCTGATCTTCAAGGTAAGTTTCCACAAGGAAAAAGTGGTACAACTAATTTAGCAACAACTGGTGGTGCTAACACAGTATCTGTAGCTGTTACAAACAACCAAGCTGCAACTAATGCTACAAACCAAACAGTCACTATTACTGGAAGTATTGCTAACACCTCATTAACTGAAGCTCAATTATCTTCTCACGGTCATAACTTTCAATTAATGAACGTTGCTGGTGGTACAGGTGCATTAAGAGGAGAAGCTGGAAACCCTTTTCAAACGGGTAATACTGCTAATGCTGGATCAGGAACTGGTCACAATCATACGCACACTTTATCTGGAACACTAACAGGTAACATTACAACAAGTTTAACTGGATCGGTTACAGCATCTGGTACAAATGCTTTTTCACCGTTTGTAATCGTTCAATATATTATTAAACATTAGGAGAAATAAATGGCTACACAAATAGTAATTTCAAACGGAGATTATATTTCAATTGATGATTCTTATCGTATCCCATGGTCAGATAAAGGTAAAAATTGGGTAGACTCGTGGTGTCCTAATACTATTCATTATGTTATTTGGAATAATTTACCTGGACAAAATGAAATACAAACAAAAGATCCTGCAACTGGTATGATGGCGGGAAATACTGACTTAAATGCTACAAGCGATGCAGTCGGATCTACAACTATCGCTAATTTACTAACTTGGGGAGAAACTAGAAAAACTCAAATAACTACAGCACAAACTGATTTCAATAATGCTTATACAGCAGCTGAAACTAGTTGGGTAAATGATGGAAACTCAAAAGATGATTTCAAGTCTGATAATTCTGACACAAATAGTTATTGGGACTGGTCAAAAAGTTGGACTGATTACGACCCTAATTACTCGTAAAATATACCTCTAATCTGTAAAACTTTTCTTTTTTTGGGACCTGTTACAGCACAGACTTTGTGATAAACATTATTCTTTATAGTTACCATAGAGTTTGTTACTGGGCTTGCACACAGAGGCAAACCTCTTCCCGTATCTATAAGGGTTTCACCACCCCAATTTTTATTCCATTCTTTGTGAATATATAGAGAATGATTTAGTGTCCATTTACCATCATCATGCCAATTTATACCTGCATATTTATCGTACTCATAGTAAGACAATATTAATTTTGATTTTTTTTTAAAAGGCAGCCAATCGCAATTTATAATTATGTCTAATACTTGTTTAAAAATCTCATTAACATATTCATATTTTTCATTTTCATAAATAGCTAAATTATGAATTACTTTAACTTTTTCCATAGTTTTATTTTTGTAGTTGTCTTTAAATAATGTTTCTTGCCAATCTTTGTGGCTAATATTTTTTAAAGTATTTTCTACGCTATCATAATTATATGAAGAAATTTTTTCAAAAAGACTATCTGGTAAAACTTCATTAATTATTAAAGCTAAGTCGTCTATGTTTGCATGTAAGATCACTTGTAACTTTTCTTTTTCCAAAACAATTTTTTATATTTGTCAAAAAATAATGAATTAACTAAATTAACTGTTTTACCATGTAATTTTTCATAATAAAAACCTGACCAACTTTTCCAAGACTCTCTTTTAAAAGGTATGACCTGAACTATTGGATCACCTTTTTTTAATAAAAATTGTTCATTCCTTTTTCTTAATATGAAAGGAAAATTAATTACATTAATATAACTATCTGTATCTACAACACCAGGTATTATATCAAATCTATCCTCTACTCTATTCATAGGTTTTATAAAAAGACAACTGTACCCAGGTGGAGTTTTAATAAGCCACTTATTTACAAACTTGCCTGCGTTTTTACCAGAAAATTTGTGCCACTCTTCTGGTAATTGTGCTTGATTGTGAAATCCAAAATCATTTTGTTCTCTGTTTGCTGGCGTTACAGAAAAATCATCCGCAACTGGATCTACTACATAGTCTTGATCAAAAGGTATTATGTAACCCATGGTTAAAGAATCTAAAAAAGGTATGCATGTCTTTAATGTTGCTTCATGATAATTACCACCTATATGTCTTTCAAGTTTTTTATATTCTTCGGGTATATATCTTGAAGCAGGCTTGGGATGAGGCCAAACATCAGCCATATCTTTATCAACTGCTATAAAACTAATTTTATTTTCTAACATGTTTTTTATTCTTTATTAGTTTTTGTAAGAGAGTTTGACCGTAAGGTAAAAGTGCTTTTACATGAGATACTAAAGAGGTAGTATAAGTGTTGCTTGTAGACATACTTATTAATTGATCAGATGCGTCTATTTTTTTTAATTTATATGTGTCGTTTATTTTATCACTATAAAAAGCAATAATAGCTAATGGGTCACCTCTTTTAATTTTTATTTCTTCATGTTGATTTTTGATTTCAAAAGCGCAGTTGAGTGGACGTACCCACTGTGAAATATCAAATTTTCCTGTAACTAATTTTAAATTTAAGGGAGTGTCAGGATGTTGTTGCATTTCTACAAATACTTTATCTTTGCAGATAAATGATATATCTGTATCTATTTGAAAAACAGGATTATTGTCGTTTATTTTTTCATCTCCCCTAATACGTAATAAATTTAAATTAAAAGCATTGTGTGCTTTTTTATTAGTAAAATCTATTTTAAATTCTTGACCAACATTTAAAATTTTAAAAGATAAATCTAAATTTGATCTGTATGTAAATTTGTTAATTACAGACCATTTGTGAGCAAAACAGCCATTGTATCCTTTGTTATTTTTTACTTTTTTTAAAGGAATAAGATCTTGCAATAAAACTTCGGGGTACAAATTTGAATTTGTAAAATAAAAAACTTCTTTCATTATTCTTTTACCAAATTAAAGGACATAGATCTTCTAATCTCTCCTTTAATTTTTGTTTTGAAAGGATAAACGGTGTGTGGTTGATTAGCTTGAAACAAGTAAAAATCACCTACTTCTGGAGTCTGCCAAATAACTTTTCTATCAAAACCTAGAAAAGCAAGTTGTCCATCATGAAACTTGTGTTTATGTTTTACATCATTAATAAATTCTGGAACTTTTAAAAAAAGAACACATGACCAACCATAATTTAAAGGTCCGTTGTGAACATGAACTGGATTATATTCACCTTCTACCATGTCATTTATCCAACAGCTTTTAATATAAGTTTTTATTGGTGGCTCATCTAAAATACCAAAATTGTTTAATGTCATCATATAATCATTTATAAAAAAATTTATTTTATTAAATATTTCTAATTTTGGTAAAAACTCTATTATACTTAATTCAGTTTCTAACCTACCTGCTAAATGTTTACTTTGACTTAATAAACTTTTTTTATTTTTCTCATATTCTTTATTTAGCTCATCAATCATATCAATGGGCACTTCGTACTTTTTAATTATTGTACCATCTACTATTGTTTTCATTCTATTTTCTGTCACATGTTATAACACAAACTTGATGTCAAGAAAACAATTATAAAAAATACTGTTGCAGAACAAAAAAATATGTTTACATTAGGTTCTCACCAAAATTAACAATCACAGGAGATATTATGAGCGAACAAGACTATTTAAAAGCTATTGCTGTCCTTGCTGAC